GACCGACAGGCTGACGACGGCGCCCAGCCGCTTCAGGTTGGCATCCATGCCGGCGCCCCAGCCGCTTTCGCCGAGCGTCCAGCCGTAGTTGAGTCCCAGGTTCGGGTCAGTGATTGCGGGCATCAGATGCCTCCGTAGTACTTGTCATAGTGAAGTCCGTAGCCGGCACGCTCGAAGGCGATCGAGTGCTTCTGCAGGCTGATCACGCCCGAGCGGTTGGATTCGAGTTCGATGCGCAGCGCGGCGTTGGCTCGGCCAAGGCCGGAATCAGCGATGTCGTCTGCCAAGGTGTAGGTCTGGCTGGCGCCGGTCAGGCCGGAGTAGGTGCGGCGCAGGCTGCCCGCTTCCCCGTAGATGCGCAGCGTGTACGTCACGCCGGCCTCCGGGCCGATGTTGCCGTTGGTCTGGGACACTAGGCTCACCGTCTGGCTCAGCCGGTCCCGGTGCGCCCAGGAGATGACCAGGTCACCCTTGGCAACCGCCGGGTAGGCAACGTTGTTGATCTTCACATTGCCGGGCGGGTACGGCCGGTTTTGCCGGCGGTTCATGGCCAGGGAGTCGGTCGGAGCCGATGCCAGCGCCAGCGTGCCTTTTCCGGTCACGGTGAGCAGTCGCGCGTTGACCGTTTCTCCAGCGGCGTACTCGGTCGAATCGACGCCCTGCGCGCCATCGGCGAACCAGATCCGGCTGCCTACTGCGTGACTGACCGGCACGGTATCCATGACGCCACGGGTCAGCGTCAGGCTTTGAGTGGTCGTGTTGATCGCGGTGACCAGGACGACTTCGTCGTTGATGTAGGCATAGGACCCGGTGGCGACCAGATCGATGTCGAGTTCGCCGCTGTAGGTGGCTGTGCTGGTGACCTCTTGCGCGAGGCTGGAAGCCAAAACCGCAGTGGGGCAGAACTCGCCCTGGCCGCGCTGGTTGTAGGTCGATGCCGAACTCGTCTTGCTATGCAAGTCGTAGTTCATGGCACCCGGTACTGGGCGCCCGCCCAGAGTCTGCAGGAAGCAGTCAGTGGCATCGAGGTAGGCCAGCTCTGCTGCGGACAGCGCGCGGGCAACGTCCCAGTACGGGGCCTCGACTAGACGCCGAGGCGTGGTCGCCGTCGGCGCGGGAACCGGATCGGTCCATCCCGTGGGCTGGGAGGCGGTGTAGGCCGCCGAGGGCAGTCCGAACACATCCTCGACCGCGTCGATGCTGATCGCGCCGTTGGTGAGCGAGCCACCATCGACGCCTGCAATCCGCATCACCAGACCGGCGATCCCGAGCGCTGGCCACTCCAGCTTGAACACATCACCCGGATAGAGATTCCAGGCTGCTCGGTTCACCTTCAAGCGGACCTTGGCAAGCGGCGTGGAGACGACGGCCAGATCGCGCATGGCGACCCGGGCAGCGAGATTGTCCGAGGTGATGCCGGGGTAGCGCCGTGTCTGCGATACCACGGCGCCCTGCGCCTGGATGTTGGCCAGATCCTGGACCGCGATGCTAGTCTCTTTGAAGGTGTCTGGCTTGGTGTAGATGAGCACGATCTCGTTGGTCGTCTCACCCCACGCAGCCCGCTGAAAACTCTCCAGCTCGATGACGTTATCCGGGTTCAGGACGCGGAGCGTCGAGACGGTGTAGTCCGCGCGCACCAGCTTCAGGACGAAGCGCCCGGTCGACGGCGAGGTCGTGAGCACGCCGCCGATGTGATCCATGATCTCCTTGATGAACTGCTCGATCTTGCTCTGCTGCAGCCAGATCATGTTGAGCCCGAAGCCTTCGTTGGACAGCACATCTGCCGCCGCGCGGAACGAGGCGTCGTCGATGCTGGCTGTCGGATAGCCCATGCCCCAGGCGGCATTCGTCAGGCACTCATAGACGATGTGCGCCGGGTTGGCCGCGCCGTTTATCTCCGCCTTTGCGGAGTACCAGTCGCGGAAGCAGCGCTTCACGCGCACAGCCCATGGCTTCATGTAGGGGTTGTTCGCGGCGATGTACACCTGCCGCAGAATCAGGCTCAGAATCCCGCGATAGGCAGGCTGTGGCGAGCCGATCTTCGAGACGAGGTAATCATTCGGTGTCTGCGCGGCCTGGCCAAACGCGGCATCGATGGCACCGGAGACACCGCCTTCGCGCTTCTCGCCACCGAACAGCTCCGGCATGTTGACCGTGATCCGACCGCTGGCCGTGAGATTGCCGCTCCAGGCCTGGCGCTCGCCGACCTGAATCTCGGTGATGGCATCGACGGGCCCGTGGCAGATGGCGAGGTGCATCCCCAGGTAGTAGCGGTAGCCGACCGTCTGCGATTTGCTGCTACCGCCCATCGTTCACCTCGGAGGCGATGCGTTCTCGGGCGGCGGCGACTACGTCCTCGGCCATGCTGTCCCCGGTTGCCAGCAACATGGGCGCTGGCAACCCTTGGTCAATGAACAGACTCCAGTCGAGCTGGTGGCGCGCGAACCACTCCCGCGCGCCACGATTGCAATAGCCCAGGCGACGCATGTCGCCATGGGTCACCAGAATGTCGGTCATTTCTTTCCACCTTTGGATCTGATTGGCGTGGTGCGCAGATCGCCGTACCACACCACGTTGGCGCTCTTCACCAGCACACTGCCGAACACGACCGGCACGGGACGGCCTTCATCGGCGGTCGGCGCATCGAAGTCTTTGAGTTCTGCGGCCTGGGGCTGTGGTGTTTTGGGTTGCAACGCGTACTGAATCAGTACGCTGACGATCAGAACGGCAATGGCGGCCCACATAGGAATCCCTCGGCTACTTGGTCTCAGTAAATCGGGCTGCCACCGAAGGGATTCTTGGTCGGAATGAACGGGAATCCGCCGAAGTTGGCGCTGTTGCCGAACTTCGCGTGGCAGGTGTTCAAAGTTCGATCACAGCCGGGGTACAGATAGATGGCATCGCCAATGGCGAGTCCAGGTGGCACGGCCGACAAGGTGATGGCATCGGCGTTGTGGCCGACGATCATGCGTTTTTCGGTGATGCCGTTGGCCGCCCAGGTCGCGTAGCCGCCCGCGAAGTGCCCGACGGCATACCCTGCAGCGGCCGGAACACTCAGCAAGGTGCCGGCAATCGAGGTGACCGTTCCAGTGACCCGAAACACGACCGCGCTTGCGCCGCAGGCCGTTCCGTAGAGCACATGCGGGCAGTTGCGTTGATACAGCCGCCGCAGGCCGATGCGCTGCAGGCTGGTGTAAACCGGCTCGCAGTTGAGTTCGACTTCCGATCCGCGCCATTCCGCATTCAGTACGCGCCCCATCCATACCGCGACAGTTTCGCCATCACCTCGATGTTGCCGGTACAGCGTGAGCAAGGTGACTTCGGAAGGCGGTGTCGAGATGAAGCCCTGCGCCACCTCGACATCGCGCGCAAAGGTGATGCGCAGTCCCGCCTTGCCGATCTCCGTGGTCTGTTCGATGCTGCCGCGACTGATTGGCACTGCGCTGTAGGTGTAAGTCGCATATGTGGCATCTTGCGCGGCGCTGGTGTAACGCCAGGTTTCACCGCCTCGGCGAAACTCGTACAACTCCACTGGACTACTGGCATCCGTGGATGCTTCTCGGCTGGCGTAGGTCATGTGTCATTCCGAATGCTTCTGACGGAGATGGACACCTCCGCCATATCGTCAGTGTGGTGAGCCAGTTCGATGGCGTCGCTGTCCAGGCGCACCAGCTTCATGAACGACACATGCCGGATCTGCTCGGGCAGCAGTGTCGCGCCCACCACGCTGTCGATTGCGATGCTTTCAGTGCTGGGGGTAAGAGCCGTTGCGCCCGTGATGCGCCGGTAGTAGCGGCTGCCGGACGTGGTGGCGATCAGGATGTCGCGCCGCCCAACGGCGGCCGGCACGTTGGCGGCGTAGGCGCGGTTCTCCACGGTGATGGCCGAGTCGAAGGCGCCGATCGGGCTCACCACCTTCAAGTCGGACTGAAAACTGGGCATCCAGAACGCCGTCAGTCTGCCCGCGCGAGCGGCCAACCAGGACCGGAAAGCCGAGATCGCGGCGCGGCCGCTGATCAGCCAGCGATGTGTCCGGCGCACGGTACCAATCCCCGACAGGTCATCGATGGCGCGTCGGCCCGTCAGGAAATCCAGCTCGTTGAGCTTGCGGGCGTACTCGCTATCGACATCCTCAGTCCAATTGGTCGCGGTAAGCAGGACGGGGTAGCCCCGGTAGTCCAGCGTCTCTGTGGCAGCGGGAAGCAGCCACTCGTCTTCGAGCTGGAAGCGGACTGTGGATTGGCCGATGGCATCGCTCAGGTAGGTCAGGCCGAGTTCGTTTTGCACCCTTGCAGGCAGGACAGGCAGGATCTTGGTACCAACCGGCCAGGTCGAATCCAGCGGGCTCTTGATGGTCAGCGACGTGGGCAGGACAGCCGTGATCTCGGCGAACTCGGATTCCGTTCCCAGAACCAGTCCCACCAAGCCGCCGACGGTAAAGTCTCGATTCGCAGTCGTCACGGAAATGGACGTGGCCCCGGCAGGAATGGGGTTTGCTGCAAGCGCGACATCGGTCCAAAGCGGCAAGCCGAACACCCGTGCCTGCCAGGACAGCAACAGGTTCTCCATCTTGACGCGCTCGGTGTCCGAGCCGACCAGAGCGCTGTACTCGAAGCTGCGCCTGGCCCCAGCACGCAAACGCACACGCTGCTCAAAGCCAGCATGAGACTCCATTACATCGGTGAGCCATTCCAGCCGTTCGACGACTGGTTGCACCCAGTTCGGCGCAAAGATCCAGCCGACGATGCGACGCCCGGTCGCCTGCAAGGTGGAACTGTCGAGGGCAAACGCAAAAACGAACGTCGCGTTCACGGTAGGCGGCCCATTCGGCGTCACCGCGAGCGTATAGAGCCGCGATTCATTGGCGGCAAACACGGTCGGCGCCGGCGCTGGACCGGTCAGCGTCATGCCTTCCGCACCGGTGGCGGTGATTGAGGCCAGTGTGTTCGGTGTCAGCCTCGCATTCCAGACCTCGATCGTACGGCTCTGCTCCGATGCCAGGCTGCCGAGGTTGATACGCCCGGGCAGCAGGTGCACGCGGAAGTAGTAGTCCTCGAAGTAGCTCGGCACCCGCATGCCGGTCAGCGCCCGCTGCGCAGGCACCGAGATGTCGGCGGTGTAGCTCCGTGCGCCTCTCTCAGCTCGTGGCGTATCGCTGGCGGTGTACGGATAGATGGCGGCAACCTGATACCCGTCGATGCTCAGGAGCGGGTTCAGTGAGCCCGCCTGGGCGCGATCGAGCACCATGCCTGTCAGGACCGGCATGTCAAAGCTCTCGACTGAGGTTGAAGATCAGGGACCGTCGTACCGGACGGCCATCGCGATCGTCCCGGAGTGGGTCGCGCCGTTGTACGGCGAAGCGGCACGGCTCGCGGTGTTCTTGCGATACACCGGCGCAATGAACCAGCGTTCGGACCCGAGCGTCAGGATCTGGCCGTCATCGATGTTGTCGTTGCGCGTCATCCGCAGATGCGGAAGCTCCGCGACGTGCGACCAGAAGCTGGAGGGCTGCGCCGCCATGATGTGGATGCGCGTCAGCACGGCCTCGCCGTTCCAGTTGTTCGGCTGGGTCAGCAGCAGCGTGGGAACCGCGATGATGGCGCGGGCATTATTCGGATTCGCCGTGGAGACGCCCACGGGGTTGTTCCACCAGCCGTGACCGTTGAAGTTCAGGTAGATCGAGCTGTTCTGGACACCAGTGGTGTCGTTGGATTGCCAGAATGGTGCGCCGGAGGTGTTGCCGCCACCGCTGCCTGTGCTGCCATTCGAGTCGATCGCCACGCCAGCGCTGGTGCTGATGTCGGAGGTCGCGGTGCCCCAATGCCACACGGCGTTGCCGAGCACGCCAAAGCCGCGGGCCTGGCCGATCGCCAACCATTGCCACCACATCACCTGGTAGTTGACGGCCACGATGATGTCGTCCGGGGCCGTGTGGACGAAGATGTGGTAGGTCACGGGGTAGCTCAGCAGCGTGTTGCCCGCTTGCCCCAGTCGGTTGGTGATGCCGACCAGTTTGGCGGCTGGCGTGTTCAGCGTCCCGCCGGAGTAGCCAAGGGCGGCCTGCACCAGAAGGTTCAAGCCGCTGACCGTCAGGCGGCCGTAGATATCGCCCTTGTAGAGCATGCTGTTGCCGGCATCCCAGGTCCAGCCGTTGTCGGTTCCGGCAGTGACCACGGCATTGAGCAGATCGCTGGCGCTGTTGGCCAGCCCGGTGACGTAAGGCATCAGGACAGCTCCAGCGCGATGTAGTCGCCAAACGACGTGCGGCCGACGTCCTGGATGACGACGTAGT